TGGCATCGGCGAAAAACGGCCGCCTACTAGGCAGCCTTGGCGACGCGCACCTACCCGTGCGGGGGGAATTGCTTGACGCGAATACTAACGCGGCAATAATCAGATTGCAAGATGCTGTCCAGCATCACCGCGCCGCGCTGCACCATGTAAGCCCACTCGTTGCGATGCAGCCCGAGCTTGCGGCAGGTGTCGCGCTTGTGCCGCTCCCACGCCGGCACGGACGACCGGGGGGCGGTGACGTAGTACGCGCGGAGCATCATGCGCTCGCGCCACGGCAGGTAGCGCCAGTTGACCTCCACCCGCCACGCCTGCAGCGCGTCAACTGGCAACGGCTTGGGGTCTCGATCCCAGACTTCGCCCGCCTCGGGCCGATAGCGGCCCTCGATTGAGCGGCAGGATGACAGCCAAGCCCGCTGTCGCGCCCACCGGCCCCAATTCTTCAGTTGGGCGTCCAGGGCATCCTCGATGCGCACAACGTCAGCGTCGTCACGCAACGTAGCTGCCCCCGACGACCTGGAGCGCATCTTCGGCCGACCGCACCACGACGACGGGCGGACCAGACCAGAGCCCAAACCAGACGACTTGGTCGGGCGTCAGTCGGCCGCGCTTGGTCTTGACCTCGAGCAGCCACGCCTTGCCGCGCCGGCCGACGAGCAGGTCGGGGCAGCCGCCGCCAACGGCTGCCAGCGACTGCACGGAGCAGCCTACCTGCCGCAAGGCGGCGACGATCTCCGCGTGGTTGCTGTCAACTTTTGCCGCGCGCCTCATTCCATGCCTCCCTGACGTCTTGCAGATGATCGGCGCCCATCTGTCGCTCGATGACTGCGCCCATCGCCGGCTGATGCGGGCCGGGCGGAGCTGAGGCGATCAGCCGCAAGCAGCAGGGGATGCAGTCCAGCCGGTACATCCCGCTCGAATGAGAATCGCCAGTCGGACATTCGATACGCAATGCGCCGCCCCTCGCCTTCCTGGTACTTGACGATGATCATGGCACGAATCCGCCGATGGTTGCTTGCCCGTTGCGGTACTGCACGCCGGCAGGTTGCTCGCCCTTCTTCGGCTTGGTCTTGAGGATCGCCGCGACGTAGGCTCGGACGTTGACCTGCCCTGCCGCGGCGGCAAAGGCATCCGCCACGGTGTCGTCGTCCCAACTTCGGCACTGCAAACCGACAAAGCTCCGCGCCGAGGCTTCGCTCAGGCCCTGATCACGGAGCAAGGCGACAGCATTCGCCCAAAACTCGACCCGAGGGTCCGGGACCGCCGCAGGCGGTGATGTTCTTTCTTTTTCTTTCTCTTCTCTTTCTCTAGGTAACGCACTACTAACGCGCGACTTACGATCTACTAACGTTGCTTGCGTTAGCGGCGCGTTATCGTTTGATGGCTTGCGGGCGTGCTCGGCTACGCGCTTTGCCGTTAGCGCGCGCTGCTTGGCGCTGGCGCCGTTGTGTTCGCCGAAACGGATGATGCTCACGCCATCGGGGCTTTCGGCCAGCCAGCCAATTGCAACCAAGGCGGCGGAAAAACCCTTAACGCCAGTCTTGCGGTCGATCTGAGCCAGCGTGTAGCCGGCTAGGTTGCCGTCCGCGCTGTGCTCGTCGGCGGTCGCCCATAGCCGGTATAGGGCGCCAATCACGGTTGCCTCGGGCTTGCCCGTGATGTCGCACAAGCGCGAAACCCTCGGGTCGTCCCAGAGGTTCGTGCGCATCTTCATCCACGCCATCCCTACTCTCCGTCCCTGTTCGCGTAGGCCATGACAGCGGCAGGATCGGAATACCGACCCGTAACGCGGTCCCAATGCAGCGACACCATGCCCAAGCGGCCGACGTACTTGCTGCGCACTTTCTGGACGTGGATATCGACCGAGGTAGTCTGCATGTCCGGTCGGCGCTCGCGCCACACGCTCACAATTACGTCGGGCTTGTTGTGCCAATTGCTCGACCCGCTAATGTCATAGGGGCCGGCGACGGGGTACTGCCCGGTCTTCGGGTCTTTCTGGAGCTTGGCGGGGTGAGCAACGACCCACACGTGGACTTGATGCGACTTTGCAAACTGACGAATCAGGCGCAGGCTCTCCCCAATGTATTCGGTTTCCGTCTGCTCGCGGGGGCGGCTGTGCTCAATCTCATTCCACGGATCAAACACGAGGCCTCGAACGCCGCGCCGCAAAACGAGCTGGCGGGCCACAGACAAGAGGGCATGCAGCGTCGGCGCCTCGGGGGCGATCCAGTTGAAATGCTCGCCTACCCAGGTCAGCGCTTGATCCAACAAAGCCGGGGTAATGCGCTCAGTCGGGCCGACGTTGAAAGGCTTGCCCGTCCGCTTCTCCGCAATCTTTGCGATGTGCTCGGCCGGCGAGCCTTGCTCCGGTGAATACACGCCGAATCGCCAGCCGTGCAGGCCGGCAAGGTTCACCATCATTGCATCCATCCATTCCGACTTGCCGGAGTTCGGCGCCCCCGTGACCACCGTCACGTCGCCGGCTCTTACGTTGTAGTGGGCGTCAATCGACTTCCAGCCCGTTGAAACGCCCTTAGGCACGCCCTCGCGATAAAGACGCTGGATGTCGTCCATGTAATCGGTCACGTCGTGAGCGCCGACGATGGGCAGTTCCCGCGCATCGTTCAGGCAGTTCAGCAAAACATCCACGCCAAGCTGCACAAGAACATCATTCGCGTCCTTGCAGCCATCCGGCCAAACGACAATGCGGCACTTTTCTGGGCCAAGACGGCGCACAAGTTCGTCCCGCAAACGAAGCCCCGGCGCGTCGTTGTCCACTGCGATCAAGTGAACCGCCGCCCGGCTGATCTCGGGCGCGTCGAGAAAGTCGAACTTGCTTTCGTAGTTCTTAGAATCTGGAGCAGGGGCGCCGTCGGGAACGCTCACGCAAGAAGCAATTCCGGCGACATCGACGGAAAGCTTGTCGATCTCGCCCTCGACCCAGACGAGGCGTTCGCCTATGTCGTCCAGACCGTAAAGTACGCGCTCGCACCCGCCCTCCATCCTGAAGAGCTTGTCGAAGGTCCGATACTTGACGTTGACAACCTCGCCCCTGCGGCGGTACGGGAACATTACGCACCCCCGCTCTTCTTCCACCTGCGGGAAGTATGCAGATCCCGTCGCCACCATGTTCCGCTGAAGAACCTGGGGCGTAATGCCTCGGGTCTGGAACCACGCCAGCGCCTTATCAGGCAGCGGCTTGGCTTGACTCACGTAGTTGGGCTTTCGGTACGATTTCGTAAATGCAGGGCGCTGAAACTCGCCGCGCTTGATCGAGCCGGACCATCCGCAGTGCCAGCAGTGCCACACGCCCTCGTCGAGGTTGACGTTAAGGCACGGGTAGTTACGCTTCTTGCGTGCCGCCGAACAACGCGGGCACGTCGTCTTGACCTCCCCGCCGGTCTTGCCGCGAAGATCAATGCCGGTATCGGTCCAATCCTTCATTGTTGAGCCTCGTATTCAGCGAGCCAGCGGGCGTGCTTAAGCATCCGCCAGCGGCCGGTAAACAACAGGCGCAAGAACACCCGCGCCACCCTCACAGCGCCACCCATTCAGTCACAGGCCCAGCCTCCGCAACAGGTGGCGCACGTAAGCGTCTCGCTCGGCGGGCGTGGCCTCTGGGTGCGCGCGGTCCCATGCGGCAAGCCGCGCTGTGTATGCGCTCCAGCTCACCGCGCGCTCCCGTCCCGGCCGGCGACGCGCAGCACGTCCCAGTCAACGTCCGGCCGCAGACGCTCGCAGCGCACGCCAGTTACGCGCTCAATGTCCGGACAGCGCTCGGCTGGCACCCCGCGGGCGCGCCAGTTCGAGACCACCTGAACGGTCACAGCGAGCCGGTCGGCTAGCTGTTTGGTCCCGCCGGTCTGCTTAATCGCCTCGTCTAGCGCTTCGGAAGGGGTGCTATTCATGGTTGCCAATGCGGATGATCGTGCCGGATTAAACACCACGTTTATGTGGTTTGTCAACACAGCGTGTAATACACGGACTGTTGACATGCGACGAAACATGCTGTTTAATGCCCTCCATCGCATAGGTTAAGCCGCCCGCCTCGCGGGTCCGCTTGAACCGACAGTTCGGCTGCATGCCGGGAAGGACCACGATGATTGACTTTGTTTCGACGCGCCAGACCACTGACGCACAAACCGCCGCCTGCGCGCGGCTGCTGGCCGCAGTGATTGCGCAGGCCATCAAGGACGCCTGCAAGCCGATGACGGCCGATGAAAAGCGCAAGGAACGAAACCTGGACAGCGAAGCGCGGGAGGCCATCCAGTTCCTGTTCGGCGCCGACTCGGTGTTCCCGCTTTATGCGAGCCTGATCGGTAGCTCGGCTGAGGCGATCCGCTTTGCGCTGCTAAACAAGGCCGAAGACATGGTGTCTGCGGCGAGCCGCATATTCAGCGACATGGACCGCCGCGTGTTGAATGGGCGCATGCGGTGGTGGTGCGGGGAATTCATGCAGCCGAACGAACGACGCAACGCGAACGACTCGAGGTAGCACATGCGATCGATCTATCAGATTCAGCACGACGACCTGACGGCTGCCGAGCTGCTGGCCGAACGTGCCGCAGTTATCGCCGCCCAGCGGGAAGCGGAAGCGCGACTGTACTGCGCGCTTGATCGCGGCGCTGCGCGGCCGGACGAGGCGGTCGAGTGCGCTCGCCTGGGCGCACTGCAACTCGCAATCCAGCAACGACTCAGGAGGCTGTGATGGTCCGCCCACTGATCGAGCGCGACGACGGCACGCGATCTGTCGACGCAACCGAACTACGCATTTACGTCGCGCCGTGGTCGACGCTGTCGGCCGGCAAGAACGATGCCGTTTTCCTCAACCTGTCGCGCGCTGGCGCCAACTTGTCGGGTGTGCTGACTCGCAATGAGGCCCTTGCGATGGCCCGCGCGCTGATCGAGGCCGCTGAGGCCGCCCCCGCTGTGAAGGTGCCATGACTGACAACGCCACCAAAAGCCGCGTGGACTGGCTGCGCGAACTGAACAGGCCGGCCGAATGGACCGATTTGGCACTGGCTGTGATCGGCGTGACCACTTGGGCGCTGTTGTTCGCATGCCTGGAGATAAGGTAATGAGTTTGCTCCATGCGATAGCCGCGCTACTCGCGTACCTATTCTGGCGCCTCGTCGCCTGGAATGCGGGTCCGCATCACCACGCATACCTGCACGCCACGTGGCGCGCGTACATCAACGGGCTCCACGTGCGCGCCTTCCTCGAAGGCCGGCCATGACTGACTACACAACCGACATTGAGCGGATATGCGACGAGGCGTTGCGCGCCGCGGCTACCCGAAAACTGACGCAAGACGAGATTGCCGCCCTTCGGTGGGCGGCTGGCATTCCTGAGAGGCGCCCCGCGGCCCGTGACGGTGGGATGGAGAAAGAACATGGCATTGATTGCATCTGACGCGGGCGGCGGCGATTTTCGGCCCGTGCCGCAGGGCGTCCACACCGGTCGGTGTGTGCGGGTTATCGACCTGGGCACGCAGCCGCGGGAGTTTCAAGGCAAGCCCAAGCCGCCGGCTAGAAAGGTCTCGCTGACCTGGGAACTGCACGGCGAAGATGAGGATGGCACGCCGCTCACGACCGACGACGGAAAACCGTTGATTATCAGCAAGAGGTACACGTTGAGTCTCAGCGAAAAGTCCATCCTGCGAGCTGACCTTGAGTCCTGGCGCGGTCGCGCATTCACGGCAGAAGAGCTGGCCGGCTTTGATGTGTCCAAGCTGCTCGGCGTCCCCGCGCTGATCAACGTCAAGCACGACGCCCGCGACGGTAAGACCTATTCGAACGTCGCCAGCATCAGCCCGGTACCGAAGGCGATGCGCAACAGCGTGCCGGCTGCTGTGTCTGCGCTGCAATTGTTTGACGTGACGGAGCCGGACATGGAGTTGTTCGAGGCATTCGGCGACAAGCTAAAGGAGACGATCCGGGCCTGCGCTGAGTGGCAAAAGAAGCCGACCGTTAATCAGGCCGCAGCAGCGTCCGCGCCCGCTGATAGCGGCATGGCAGCGATGGACGACGACATCCCGTGGTAAACCGAGTCTTCGTGCTCCGTGACGAGACGCACGTCCGCTCTCTCTCAGCGTTTCTCAAAGCCAACGCGCGCGCGATGGCGCTGGACGGCCGGCCGCTGGCCGTCCACGTCACGGAGCACAAGGCCAAACGAAACGTGCAGCAGAATCGCCTGTACTGGGCGCTGCTGCGCGAGATCAGCGAGCAAGCATGGATCGATGGCAGGCAGTACAGCAGCGAGGCATGGCATGCCTACTTTGCCGGCCAGTACATCGGCATGGAAGACATGCCCGGCGGCGGACAAACGCCTATCAGCACAACGACCCTGAGCGTCCACGAGTTTGCCGACTACGTGACGCGCATACAGTCATACGCAGCGACTAGCGGTTTCATCATCGAGTAGTCCGAACGCCAGTTTCGGCATCAAATTGGAGACGCAATGAAGATTTGGAACAGCAAATACGCCCTTACAGAGGGATTGATCGAGCAAGAGGGCGAGGAATTTGGGGAAGTTGGCAGCTCAATTGTCAGGGTCGGATCGCTGCTCCGGAAAGAATACCTGCACGGCGAGGGTAAAGAGTGGCACCGCACGCGCGAAAGTGCCTTGGCTCGCGCCGAGGTGATGCGCAAGGCAAAGATTGCCAGCCTGCGCAAGCAACTTGCGCGACTGGAGGCGCTGCGCTTTGATGCCTAACGTTCGAGCTAACCGGCCCGCCACGCGGGCGCAACAGGAGTAAAGATGAACACAGACCAAGCACCGAGCGCCGCCGACGCGGGTCGAATGGAAATGCGGAAGCCCCTGACGGCGCAGCAGCTAGACAAACTGATTGAGGCGCATGTCGGAGGGGCCGAGTTGACCGACGGAGAATACAGCGCGATGGTGACGTTTGCTGCCGCTTTGGAGCGGGCGCACGGCATTGGGGCCTAACTAGGAATCGAATCATGAATGTGACCCTATACCAGGCCGCGACCGAATTAGCCGCCGCCCTGGATCAGATCGACCCCGAAACCGGCGAACTGCCTGCCGAGTACGGCACAGCACGCGAGCTGGTCGAGCGCAAGGGCGCGGCCGTAGCCGCGTATATCGCACAGCGCGAGATGGAAGCCGATGCAATCGACGGCCGTCTCGAAGAGATCAGCAAGCGCGTCAAGGCGATGCGCTCGCGCGCCGTGCATCTGCGCAGCTACCTGGCCGACTGTATGCGCACGGCAGGCATCACCGAGATTGCCAGCGATGACAAGTTGCTGCGCGTGCGACTCTATCCGGGCCGCGACGAGTCGGTAGAGGTCTACGACCAGTCGCTGCTAGCCGAGCAATTTACGCGCGTGAAGACGACGCGCGAGCCGGACAAGACCGGCATCAAAGTGGCAATCAAGCGCGGGCAAGACGTGCAAGGCGCTCGCATTGTTAAACGCGACCGGCTGATAATCGAATGACCTTCCCGCTGAACATTGACACCGAGCGCCTAGACGCGCTTATGAGCACGCTGTCCCCGCTCCAGCTTGCCCGAGAAGCTGCCGAGACGCTGTGCAGTGTAGGCGCCCGCGTGCGCAACGTGTACATCGCGCCGCCCGCACCCCCAGAAATCCGGCTTGAACACCCCGGCAATCTGCGCGCGTGGCTAGACCAGCGGCAGTCCGAGTACAGCGAGATCGACAACGTAGCCGGCCGCACGGTCTACTGCGCGCGCGTGCGCGGCTGCGACGTGATCTGGTGGGAGGACGCATGACTACCCGGATGGCAGACCTGCCCACGAGCCGGCGACACTGCCTGAGCGATGACGACACCGAGCCGGACGTCGAAGCGCGGCGCGTCAATCGATCGGCCAGCGCGTTTGCGCTGCCTGCGCGGCCGGCACCAAAGCCGCCAGTCATCGAGCGTGGCGTGCCGGTGCCGAAGGGCAATTTCGGCCGGTGGACCAATATCGCAGTGCGCATGCAAGCCGGCGATAGCGTTGTTGTTGCGCTCGAACGAGAGGCCAACAGCCTGACGACTGCAATTCGGCGCCTGGGCGCCCAAGCTAAACAGCGGCGCGAGATCGACGGCCGCTACCGTGTATGGAGGACCGCATGATTTGCTTCCGTCGCAGCTATCCCGGCACCGAGCTGCACCGCTACTACGTTGGCCAGCCCGACCGAGACGGACAGGGAATCACCGTCGTCGCGGTGCAACTCAGTCATCCAGGCTTTGAGCTTGTGCGCGAGCCGCGCCGCGTCACGATGCCGCCGGCCACCCAGTTAGACGACCGGCGTCCCGCCGCCGCGCCGAGCCGGGGGCGCCAGACACACGCAACGACGCCCGCAGTACTGCCGGAGCAAAAGCGCTGCTCAGACTGCGCCGAGGTTAAGCCGGCCGCGCAGTTTTACGCGATGGTCATCCGCGGTCGGCAAACTCTGCACGCGTACTGCAAGCGGTGCCACGGTCAGCGCGCCCGCGCCCGGCGCGCAGCGGGGGCCAGTTCGTGAAGCTGCGCATTGAACGCATTGAGTACGCCGCTGGCTTCACCACCGGGGTCGCCGTGGCTGGCGTGGCTGCCGCGCTTGTGATCTGGCCCTGGGGTATGGCGGTTGGACAGCGCGACGCGCGATTGCTGGCCGAGGCGGAGCGTCATGCCGCGGTCAGTCTGTGCGCCGAAGGGGAGCGCGCGCTGATGCTCGCGGGACAGCGGCCGCAGGACGACGTTTGGATTTGCGCTGCGGGTAGCGGGCGGTTGCTCAGCAGGGGGCGCGCGAAGGAAGAACGATGACAACGCCGAACGAACGAACGCGCGCCGTCCTTGCGATGGCCCGAGAAGTGCAGCGGCTAGAGCCGTACATGCACGGCAACGGCGATACCGTGCGCGTGCCACGAGAAGCGCTGCGCCGTCTGTATGCGCTGCTGCGGCATTACCCGATGCCGAGCGAGCTAACGGTTACAGCACAGCGGGTGCCGGAGCTGTGGGCGGCAATCGATGGAGGTCGAAAATGAGTGAAACGCTTTACCGAAAAGTCGGCCGGCGATATGAGCCGGTTTCCCGGACATGGCCGAACGACTACCGAGAAACCCTTGCGGTCGGCACGTTTCGACTTACCTATTGCTATCGAGACGGCGGCAGAATATACGAATACAACGTGACGCCAGATACTGCCGGGTTTGTCGCGGCAGCAATGATCGCTCGTGAAGCACTTGAAAAAGCTATCTGCGACGCGGTGATTGCCAAACCGGCTTTACCTACTTCTCTTCCGTATTCGCCAAAGCAGAAACGGATCGTCGAGAAATTCCGCAAGGACATGTTTGCTGCTGGCGGGCTTGTCCCGTATTGGTGGACGGAGAAAAGCGCCTACGAAATTGCCACTGCCGTAATAGAGGCAGTCAGGAGTTATAAGCCATGACCGAACCCAGAAAGGGGCAGGATAAGCGGCGGCTCCGCTGTCCGCTTCATCCGCTGGTTGTGCCGGGTTAATTCACAAAGGAGAAAAAGATGGGAAGCAGCTACAGTGCAGAATTGCGTAGCGGAAGAGTGCCGGAGTGGGAGAAGAGCTTGCGTGAAGCCATGTCTCTCATCGACTCGGTGGCATCCAGCCTCAGCTATCGCATCGGAGACAACAATCAGTTTGACGACGCCGCCGAGGATGGGGCGTTGCGCGAATCGCTCTGGAATGCCATGAACCTCCTGCGCGAGGCGATCCCGCTCAACGAACAAGAGCGAGCGGAGAAGATAGCGAGCCTGGAGCGACAGGTAGCGATACTCAAGAAGGCCTAACGCAGAAATCACCGGCGGCCGAAGGCCGTCCGGTGCATTGCCGGGTTAGGCCCGGTGACGGAGCAAAAGATGAGTGACGTGATGCTGCTTGGCGTGCTGCGCATGCCAGTACCTTACCCGGTGGACGCCATGTGGCTGCACCAGTTCGTAGACCGCGCACGGCAGGCGGCCGAACGCATAGAGGCCGACGCCGCAGAGATTGAGCGCCTGCGCGCTGCGCTGGCGAAAGCCAACGAGCAGGCCGAGCGCTTTGAACGCGGCTGGTACTTGCGCGGCGACGCGCTGGAGAAGCTGCAGAACTGGGCCGACTCCTACCCGCTTGATGTTTTCCCGGAAGTGTTGCGGCAGGACTGGCTGCGGGCAAACGAAGTGCTTGCGCATGCCGGCCTGAGCATGAGCAGGATGAGCGCCAGCAACATGCGCCACGTCATCAACGGCGTGCGCGAAACCGTGGCCGAGGGCTTGAAGGCCTAACTTAATTTGGGCAGCAACCCCAGCTATCTGACCGCATCGGCCAGCGCGCGCTGGCGGGCGGCGCACTCGCCGTACTGCGCGACCAGATCGCGCGTCCACAGCAGCAGTTCGCCTAGGTCAGCCAGGGGGCGGCTGGCGATCAGCGGGCACGGTTGCAGCAGGTCGGCCTGTGGCCGCACTGTTTGCGGCGTTAACGGCGTCGTCGAGCAGCCGTTGAGCAGATTCAGGCACAGGACAGCGATACTCCACACGATCAACTTCACGGATGGTCTCCACACGGTTGACGGAGTCCAAGCGGCGCAGCTCAGCCGCCACTTGCTGGTAGGCAGCAGACACGCCGGCGACGCGCTCTAGGCCCGCCTCGCGCGCTTGCATGGCCTTCTCGACGCGATCCATCTCCCCAGCCTCGAGTCGCCAGCCGTTGATCTGCCAGCCGGCCCCAAACGCTACGGCCAGCGCGGCCGCGGCGGCGGCAAGCTGGATGCCGAGCGTCATCGCACACGCTCCCGCACAGTGCGCGCGGGGTAGCGGCGGGCGTAGTCCGGGGTGACCCAGCGGCCGGTGATGGCGCTACGGTAACGATAGACGTGTTGTTTTTTCGTCATAGTTAAATCTCCGCTTGACAGGCCGCGCAAAGCGTGTAGTATTCGGTTCATGGATGCGACGCATCCGCCGCGCCTCGGGACTCAGGGGCAAAGGAGACGATGATGTTTGAAACCATTGAGCAAATGCGCTCAATCGCTAAAGCTGCGGATCTCACGAAAGCCGTCTGCGCGTCGGTAGCTCTCGGTGGGTGGCAGGTCGAGGGGTACCAGTCTCGCGGCCGCGGCTTCGTCGAAGTTGTGGGACCGCACTCGAACGAAGCGTATCAAGCGGAGTTGACTCCGCAGCAGTTCAGCGCGCTCTCGCGCGCAACGGACTGGAGCGTCTGCGGCGCGCAGAGCGCCGACGATGCGCGCATCGTGCGCGCTGCGATCGATTCTCTCAAAGTTATGCGTCTCGACTGGCAGCAAGCTCGCCGCGACGGAACTCTGAATTCGGTTTCTTCGCCGCTGTAACCACGTTCTCCGCCATGCGGGCGGTCCCAACAATCTACGGCAGCTCACGGCTGCCGCCGCGCCTCGGGAGCAGGGGCTGGAGCAACAGATGTCCACGACAGAAAACACTATCACCGTGACGATGATCAATCCGTGGAACTTCGATGTCGTCATACGCGACATCACGCACTTGTCGAAAGACGAGCTTGATGCGTACCCGCTTGACGAACAGGTCTGCGAAGAGCTGCAGCGGCGCCTCGCACCGTGCAGCCCGGCGACGTTCCTGGCCGCTTACGTTAATGCGGTCGGCCCCAAAAATGCCGGCCGCGTCATCCTCGGGTCGTGAGTAACCACCCCAACCGCAGCCGCCGGCCGGCGGCTGACGCCACCCCCGCCGCCATCCGCGCCGCGCGGCTTGCGGCCGGTTTGACGCAGACCCAGGCAGGCGCGCTGTGCCACCGCTCCCTGCGTGCATGGCAGGACGCGGAAGCCGGCACGCGCAACCTAGACGCGGCCGCCTGGGAACTGTTCTTGCTGCGGGTGGGGCAACACCCCACGCACGCGCTCAAAGCGCACCAGCAGGCCGCCTGACGCGGCGGCGGGGAATTGCCGGGCTACGCCTCGCCCGCGGACATCTGCGCCACCCGCGTCAAGTGCGGCGCGGGCGCGGTCGGCGACGGGTAGCCGAGCGGCCAGCGGTAGCCGAGCAGACGGTCCGGGGCGAAGCTGCGGACGTTGACTTCGTCGGACTGGTTGCCGCCGAGCAGCAGCAGCCGCCCCTCCGCGGACCAGCCGACCACGAATCCGACGTGCCCCTGCTGCGGGTTGTCGCCTCGCTTGATCACCGCCACAGCACCCAGCGCGCCGACGTTGATCGGCAGGCCCCACTCAAGCCACGCTCGGGCGCGCATCCAGTGGCGCGCGACAGGCTGGCCGGACTGCTGCAGGCAGGCGGCTACGAACGTGCCGCACCACGGCGTCTCGTCGTCCTGCCACCACGCCTTCAGACTGTGCAGCCAGCGCGCGATAACCGGGTTGTGCTGCGGTCCCGGGATCTCGCGAACGCCGATGTGGCTGCGTGCAATCTCTAGCCAGGGCGGATCGTCGTCATCGATCATTGCGCGACTCGACGTTAGCCTGCCTGAGTACGTGCCGAAACGACTTGATGCTGCACAGCCAGCAGCGCACTGTCGGCGGCAGCACCCACAACGCCGCGCCGAGCAGCAGCAGCGGGGCGCCGATATGTGGGCTACCGTACTGGTGCAGCTCGACGATGTACGCAGCCGCAGCCCCGCCTAAAGCGGCCAAGGCGCACTTGTCGATAAGCGGCGTTCGCGGTCCCATGCGCCCGCTGCGCACGACGGACCACCAGAGCAAGGCAAAGCACAAGACGTACTGAGCGGTGATCATTGTTTCCCGCCTTCGCGGCCGACGATCTTGTGGATTGCCCCGATGATCGAGTCGCGCACGGCCTGCGCAATCATCACCGGCCACGCCGCGGCGACGAATCCAGCCGTTGCGTGCGCCCAGGTGCCAAGGTTCGCGTATTCGTCGAGGCCGGTCGATAGCACTAGGCCCGCCCCAAAGTTGGCGACGATGGCAATGGGCCGCGCAACCGGCCGATGCGCCTCGAACCACGTCGCGCCCCATATCGCGCCAGCGGCGCAGGCAAACCACACTGCGGGCGGCACGCCGAGGAGCAGCCAGTGTTGGCTCATTGTCGATGCGGCGAGTGACGCGGCCGCCGCCACCGGCCAGGCGGTTGTTTCAGCGGCGGCCATGTTGGTGCCTCCAGACGAGGGCGATTGCGATAGAGACGACGACACACACGACGATCAGCTCCCAGCCGTTAGCGCGCTCGCACAAGCCACCAACGGCGCGCACTGTGGGTCGGTCCGTGAAGTATGCCGCGTATCCGCAGGCGGCTTGCATGACGCCATGCAGCGCACCGTACAGCACCGCGACGGCGCAGACAATCAGCGCCCAGCCGCGCATGACCTGTTGCGACAGGTACAGCACTATGGCGAGCAGCAGCGCGTGCGCCGCTCCGTCCGCTACGTATTTTGCGCGACGAGCGATGCGCCAGGACTCAGCGTCCGGCCACTGCGCCGCGACGAGGTGAGGCACGTCTGCGGCAGTCAATACAGCGACTGCGACGCACAGCGCTATGCGCGCGTCAATCGTCCGCAGCACCGGGGCCGCCGAGACCGCGCGTCGATTGCGCGGTCAACTTGCGCGGGGCGGAAGCATCCGCAGCACCGGGGCCGCCAAGACCGCGCGTCGCGGAGGACGCCGCGTCGGAAGCCGGCCGCACGCGATATGCAAGCCGGATGAAGATGGACGCAAGCCAGCGCCGGAGTCGAGTCATCATGATGCACCTTTCGTGGATAGGATGCGCAATCGGGAATTTACGCCTGATCCGGACTGGCGCGCACAATGTTCGTGCCGTCCGAAAATATTACCGCGCGACGCGCATTGGCTACAGTCACGCCAGTGCCGGTTGCGCCGATGAACTGCAGGGACTGACCGCCGGTTGTGCTGTTGTCGACGACCCAGATTTGCGGCGCCAGCGGCACGACCACGTTGCGAGTGGCAGCTAGGCTGACGCTGGAGGTTATGCGCAGGATCTGGTTACGCGCCTCGGCGGCAGTCAGGATGATGTTGGCGTCGGTCGCCATCGCGCGCGCGAGCAGGCCGGCAACGTGCGCGGGCTGAACCCATGCGCGGCGGTCGGTCCAGGAGGTGGTGGTTGTTGCGTTGGTCACCACCTCATAAAGCGGGATGCGGCCGGCGGTGAATCCCGTGGTGTTAGCACTGACCGCGCCTGCGCGCGTGGCTTCGACGAAATTAGTCGCGCTCGCCGTTAGCGCGACGGAACTGTTGTTGATCGCCGTGAGCACGCCGTCGACGAGCAACTCGCCGCCATAGAATCCCCAGGTGAGCAATCCGGTCGTCGATACGCGGCGGCCGAACAAAATCGCCGGGCTGCCCGCGTCGAAAAGGCCGTTGGCTGTGACTTCCTTTTGCGCCTGATTTTCGGCGATGAAGTCGGGCAAGCTGGATCCGCTGCTGTCTGCCATGGGTGTCCTTAGTAGTCGATGCGCAGATTGTCAAACTGCGCGACCTGGCTGTTGTTTGAGGTCATGTACAGGCCGAACTGGCCAGGGCTAAGGAACGCACTATCTACTAGCGAGATGCGCTGCACGCCGTTGATAAACACTCTGTGCGTACTGCCGCTGACCTCGAGACGCATTCTGAATGTGCCGGAGTCTGGACCAGGAATGCTGACGATTTGCAAGTCGTTCTCGATGCCGCCGGCCGGGTTGTTGCCGCCGCTCTGCAGCCGCAATTGCAGACCCGTGCCGGCGACCGGAAAGATCCAGGCCTGGTAGGCAAACATGCCACCGCTGTTACCCCATCCCGTCGTCCGGTAGATGACGCCTTGACGGCCAGCGTTGTTGGCGACAACAACAAGGTCCACTTCAAGGGCGAAATCTGCAACGGAGTACGCCGTGTCGAGCCGGCTGGAGGAGGCGCCGCCGGCAAAACCGTTGCTAAGCTGATACCGGGACGAAACGATTGCGTGCGCAGGGGTGCCACTACTAAACAGCGTATGCCCGGCCAGCGAGGCGTCGTTCCAATTGCGGGTAAACGGCATCAGTGGCGCACTGACCACCGCCTCGGCCAGCTCACCCCGGCCGACGCGATTGCTCTTCTGCCACACACGCAACACCACCTGCTGCACCGGCCGGTTAGTCGCGGCGATCTGCTGGCCTAACGTCCATTCGACTTCACGGCGATCCCAGTCGGGCAGATACAGCAATCGGAGAGCGAGAACGTCGTTAGTAACGAGCTCAACGTCATAAAGCTCATCTGGCTCATCGAGCGGCACGTCGGCAAAATCGTTCCAGCCCGCATTAATCCGTGCGCGGCGGGTCCACGTAAAACGCAGCCTGTCGTCCGCGCCCCGCACTGCGTTAAGCAACACCGGGCTCAGGGGCCTGATCGCCCGGCCGGTGTGTTTAACGGTCTGCCTGTACATGAGGTCACGCCGCCCTCCCAGCGTGACGGCGCTGTAGACGAACGTGTAGCCCACCTCTCCTAGAGACACTTCGATCCGCCGCAGGCTGGCAGCATCGAGCAGGACAAATCGCTCGTTGGCCGTGTGCGTTGCCGCCTCTGCGGTGGTTGCGCGGCGCTGACGTAAGAAACCGCGTAGCCGGTAGGTCGTGCCGCTGAGCAGCGTTGCCTCGCGGAACTGCACAATCTCGTCGCCGATCAGTGCGGCATTAGCGCCGTTGAGCACGGCCAGCTCTGTTACGCTGGACAGCGCGCCGGACAGCATCTCGACCTGCGCCTCGCTGGACTGGTCCCACCTGTTGCCGCCCGAGAACGGCGGCAGCACTGTGACCATGCGGCCCAGTGTACCGCCCGAATAGACGGTCTCTATTGCTCGCCACGTGGCGACGTTGATGGGCCGCCGCTCGATGACCGCGCCGTTCCATCGGCGGCCGCTGAGTTGGAAGACCGCTGCGTACACGCCGCCGTCGTCGTCAATGTCGCGCAGAGGCGGCAGGTCCATGATCTCGCACTGCGTAACGGCTGGCAGGCCTACGGGCACGCCGGGCGGCGTCTGCCCCGCTACTACGCTCGTTGTGTACGCCGCGCTCGAATGGTCAACTGCCTCCCACTGCACCAGTCCGCCAGCCTCGCTCTTGCGCACAATGCGCACGGTGTAAGTGGTCTGCGGCAGCGCCAGGTTGACCACGTCGCCCGGCTCCAGCGCGGCCCACTTGCGCGTGGTTGCAAATTGACGCTGGTTGCGGGCGACCCACGCTTCCGACAGCAACACTTGCGCCGCCTCTGCCGCGCGCTGGTCTGTCAGGGCGACCGGGATATCCAGCTCGAGCACCTGCTCGCTGCCGGTGATCATGCGCCGCGCGCTTTGCGCGCCGACTTGATAGTCTGCATCAACGGCCGGGTAGCGTAGTGTCATACGGGCCGGCAGGTCGGTTTCCTGCGCGCGCGTGGAGACTACGAGATCAACAACATCATCGCCGGCCGTGGCGCCCAGATCGTCCGCGTTGATGGTCGCCACGGCGGCGCTGTTGCGGCCGGCAAATCTCAACTGCGTGCCGCTCTCCACGCCGGTGAACGGGTACACGCGGCTAAGCGCCTCGATAGCCGAGCGCGCGGTCTGCGGCTGACTGACTCCATACCCGATGACCGGGTCAGTTAACGTGGACGACGAGAGTTGGCCGACCGTCAGCCCCGCACGCTGACACAGGCCATTAATCACTTGCGAGACCGTGCGCGTTCCGGTGCTGCCGCCGGTCAGGCGGCTGTAAACGTAGATGCGGGTGACATCGAGTTCGGTCGTGCCGAGCACGCAGCACAGCCCGCGGTCGGCGTTGAGCCCTACGCCGGCGGTAACAAAATCCAAGCGCGGCCGACGGGCGGTCGAGCCATCGAACAGCAACACGCGGCGCATCACGTTGTCGCGGTCCAGCTTGTAGACCGCGAGATCACCGTCTCCGAGATAGACCCACAGGTGCGTGAGGTCGGACTCCAGCATGGAGGCATGTGTTCTGCCGACAACCTGA